TGATCACAAGTATGTTAAAACCCTGTCAGAGTTGCGTAACATTCGCGAGCTGACTAAGGCAGAACGAGTCTATTGGATTTTACCCGCTATCAAACCCGATGTTCAAGAAATGGTTAAAAAGGTGGCGGCAGAGTGGGGCGATACAGTATTGCCAATGACTCGACTACAAAAAGACGGTATTCATCCGAGTACCGCAGGTTACAAACAATTAGCAGAGGAAACAAAATGAATTTAGTACCAATGGTCGTAGAAAAAACTAGCAACGGCGAACGTGCCTACGATATCTATAGCCGACTACTCAAAGAGCGTATTATTATGCTCAACGGACCTGTAGAGGACGGCATGTCTAATTCTATCGTAGCCCAATTACTATTCTTAGAATCTAGCGATTCCGAAAAAGATATCTCATTGTTTATTAATAGCCCAGGTGGTGCAGTAACAGCCGGATTAGCAATTTACGATACGATGCAGTTTATCAAACCCGATGTGGCTACCTATGTTATGGGCCAGGCTTGCTCAATGGGCTCATTTTTATCTCAGGCAGGTGCCAAGGGCAAGCGTTTTGTACTACCAGAAGCACGTACAATGATCCATCGTGTTAGCTCAGGTACACGTGGTACTAGCGGTAGTGTACACGTTCAAGACCTGCAATTTGAAGACGCTAAACGTAGTTTTGAAGAATCTAAACGAGTAAACGAGCGTCTTACACAGCTTTATGTACGACATAATACTGCGGGCAAAACCTACGATGAATTGTTCGAAACAATGAAGTTTGATACGTTTTTAAGTGCAGAAGAAGCGGTTGAATACGGTTTAGCAGACGCTATTGTAGAGAAACGCCCAACAGAATAAAACTCTCGTTATTGCGCTAAATAGTAGAAATACTGCTACTATGGGGCGCAATAATGACCGATCTAAATACAGTTCTACAAGTTGAAAACAACACAATCGTTACTAGAAGCGATGTAACTATCTATGGCGTTTTAAATGTAGGTAGAATACACACTAACCAACTAATTTCAAATCAGCAATACGAAAGCCAATTTATCGAGTTTACTAACGATAACATTTTTGGCTCAAACGTAGGTACTGGTCTTCTTTGGCCAAATGACGGAATTAACGCCCAATTTATCTATAATCAAGATCCGGGATTTTGGTCAACTGAAAGCATCGGACTAGCAGAAGGCAAAGCGTTCTTTATCAATGGAACAAGTGTCTTAACCCAAACTAGCCTAGGTGGTAGTGTAGTTGAAAGTAATTTACGTTCAGTCGGTGAACTGTCAAGTCTAAGTGTACAGGGTCCTGTAAACTTTAACAACGTAATCCATTTTGATCCGCACAGTAATAAATTAGGTATCAACATAGCAGACCCACACGGTATGCTAAGTGTGTATGATGCCATGAATGACGTCGAAGTGGTTGTCGGCGTCGACATCAACGCAAGGGGTCGTGTGGGAACACACCATGCTCGTGCATTTGATATTATCACAGACGAGCAAGCTCGTATCGCAATCGAAGGTAATGGCGATCTCACTTTAGGTCAAGAAGGTAACAGCAATACTACGATCCGTGCTTACGGTAAAGTCGGTGTTAATGTTAAAAATCCTAGAGAACAATTCGAAGTTGCTGGAAACATCCGTTTTGCAAATAAATTAATGGCCGTTGGTGAAGAAGCCCCTACATCGGGTAACTACCAAATTGGCGACATAGTTTATAACGCAGAACCAAAACCAAACGGTTACATTGGCTGGGTATGTGTTGCAACAGGCAATCCAGGCAACTGGAAACCATTTGGGCTAATCTCCGCATAATCTACAGACTGAATTCAATCTCGAACTCTCTTAAATATTATACTTAAGGGAGCATCATCATGGAACATCTAAAGGCATATTCAAAAAAACTTCAGGCATTTGACTGGGAACGTAAAGGCTGGCTGATTTTTAGTTTTTTTATCGCTGGCACATCTGCTGGCATTATTTTTTCGTGGGATCGTATTGTAACCGATCATATTATTTGGTTGGTTGTTAGTCTAGGCTTACTGCTATCGATATCTTGGTGGTATTGGTCGATGAGACTTGTCCGTTTTGTATTACACTATAAAGCGGAAGAAAGCGTTGTGCTACTTGATATTATAGAAGAAATCAGAGATATTAAGAAATCTGTCCAGACTGGGTTGACAGACGATAAGTAATAGCATATAATAACTATATAGCGGACTTTTACGTCATTCATCCCGCTTTATAAACTCTGCATGTCGTCAAACTTGCTACCTTAATAAAGGAGACTAGAGATGGCAAAATTTTACTCAACAAAAACTTACGGAAACGACAGAGGTTTATCCTGCTGTTTTAGACAATGGCGTGCCACGCACTCACATTGTTCAACACTACATGGTTACTCAATTGGCATCAAATTAATCTTTGAATGCGACACACTAGATGACAAAAACTGGTGTATGGACTTTGGTGGACTCAAAGAATTCAAAGCATGGGCAGATGATACATTTGATCATACTTTGGTTATCGCAGAAGACGACCCCCATTTGAGTTTCTTCCAACAGATGGCTAATATGGGCAATGTTCCAAGTTCAGGTAACGGCGATCAAGGCTTTGACAAACTAGAGCCATACCAACGTGGAGCACTATGCGATCTACGCATAGTACCAGGTGTGGGCTGTGAAATGTTTGCCAAAATGGCATACGACAAGATGGCTGAACTTTTGGCTAGTGGCGACATGCGTTATCCTATTAACCCAACAGTTAGGATTAAATCAGTTGAAGTATTTGAACACGGCGCTAATTCAGCTACATACGAAGGTTAAGCACTACTGGCGTCTTTGGGCCAAAGCATTAGGTGAGAAATCAGGTAGTTCGGACGAGGAATCGGACCGAATTGCTTGCATTCGTACGTGTATTGTGTTAATATATATTATCACAAACTTTTTTATAATCGCAGGCGTTATAAGGCATTGGTAATGACAACAGTTACTTTAGTAGAAGATCCAGACACTGGCGAATTAATTATGCCCATTCCAGATAAGATGTGGGAAGAATTAGGTTGGGATATTGGGGACACCGTAGTGTGGACAGTACACGATAACGGAACATTAACACTACACAAGAAAGAAAACGAATGATCAAACGCATAGGCTTTGCCTGCAAGTGGATTGATGGACCTAGCCAAATTGATGGCATTAAACAAACTGATACTGCACGTCAATTCAACACTGGCACAACTACTGTAGCCTGGTTAAATAGACAATCGAGGGATGTAGCGGAGCAAAAGTTATGGGACCTAATGGTAGGCAATATCGAAGCAACAAGGCGGTTGGTTGAACGTGTCGGTACACTTGACCCTGCTCTTCGGATGGTTAGGATTAGTTCTGACATTCTCCCTGTTTATACTCACGACACTTATCGTGATTATTGGCGTAAACCTGACGTTGTTTCATACTGCGAAACCGCGTTCAAAAGAGTGGGCGATATTGCTCGCGATCGCAATGTTCGGTTGTCTATGCATCCTGGGCAGTTTACAGTCTTGGCAAGTATTAACCCAGGTATTGTCGACCGGTCGATAGAGGAGTTTGAATATCATGCAGATATGGCACGCTGGATGGGATATGGCAAGTCGTTCCAGGACTTTAAGATTAATGTACACATTAGCGGTAAACTTGGACCGCAAGGTATTAGGGACGCATATAAACGTCTCAGCGTAGAAGCACGTAACTGTATTACAATTGAAAACGAAGAAAACTCATGGGGGTTAGATGATTGTCTCAGTCTTATTGATGTGGTTCCTATTGTTCTTGATATTCATCATCATTGGATACGGGAGGGAGAATACCTTGCCCCAACCGATGATCGTGTGCGTAAGGTTGTTGATAGCTGGCGTGGCGTCCGTCCTACTATGCACTATAGTCTTAGTCGTGAAGATATTCTTGTGGGGCATAGCACTACCGATCGGCCAGACATGGCAACACTATTACTAGAAGGCTATAAAAAACAGAAAATGCGGGCGCACTCAAACTTTTACTGGAATCAACCAGCGAACGATTGGGCTCTGAGCTTTTTGGACACACATGATATCATGTGCGAATCTAAGGCAAAAAATCTAGCTAGCCACGCATTATATAAATATTACTTGAGCGGTCAATAGGGCATCCGAGGATCCGCAAGCCGTGAATTTTCCCTATTTCTTTTTTCAGCACAGCCAATGTGGCTAAACGGTAAATCGGCGCTCACTTAATATTATGTATAACTTTATAAAACAGATAACAGAAGGTAGAGTTGGCAAGACACTAGAACGTGTTAAGTTAGCCTATTCAACAACCGAACTGGGCAAAAGCCTTAGCAAACAGGCGTTAGAGTATCATTACGGAAAGTTATATAAATCCTACTGCGACCGTTATAATGCAGGAGAGGGTGATGCTGAGTTCAACGAAGCTGGGGCATATTTACATTCAGTGTATTTCCCACAGTTTCGAGCTCCGAAAGGTTCTAACAAACCCGACGGTGCTGTACTAGCATTAATCGAAGAACACTATAAATCTTGGGACAAGTTTCAACAGGAATTTGAAAAAGCCGCAATGGCTATCCAAGGTAGTGGTTGGGTCTATCTAGCCAAAGACGGTGAAATTAAGACCATAAAAAACCACCAAATCAAGAAGGACATTGTAATCCTTATCGATTGGTGGGAACATGCCTGGGCTTTAGATTATCAAGCGGATAAAAAGGCCTATCTAAACAATCAATGGAAGATCATTGATTGGCCTATTATCAACGCAAGACTTACTTAGCTTTAGGCTTTTTAGCTGGTGTCTTTTTTGCCGCTACTTTTTTAGCCGCTGGTGCTTTTTTGGCACGTGGCTTTTTAGCTGGGGCAATACTTTCTACAACAGCTTGACTTGCTTGTTCGGCAACCGGGGTTGGTGCTTGAACAGTTTCAATCTTGTATGGAGCCGCTTCAACTTCAGTTTTTTCCGATTTACGGAAGAACACGAAATATCCAACAACACCGATAACGATTAGACCAATAATAAGTTCCATTTGGAATCTCCTTTAAGTACAGCTTTTATTTAATATCAATAAAAATATAGGTTGTAATTCTGGGTTTATAGTTTACTAATATCGTCTCCTAGGCTAGCAGGTTTATTCCAAATAACCTTTTTATCTACTCCCTTCTTTTGAGCAAATTTCTTAGGATCGCATTTTTCGCAACAATGGAAATATGCATTACTTAGACGCTTAGGTTCCATTTTGGCCGCAGGTCTTTCAAATATCGCATTACAATTATCGCATCGAAAGACTGCGATAGTTTTTAATCTTTTATAGGTGTGCGAATTACCCAATCTGCTTTCGCGGACATAGGATGTTAAAACCTTGATTGTTTCTATGAACATATAGTTATTTACATTAGGATTATAAAAATTATTGGTAAATATTGGTAGAACAGCCTTAGGGGAATTTTTTCAATGTCTAACATTATCAAGAACGTTATTAACGTAGGTAGCCAATCAAACGATGGAACTGGTGACAGTATCCGCGATGCATTCCAGAAAGTAAACACAAACTTCGATACCTTATATGCAGTTGCAGGTATCGGCAACGGACTGCAATTTACCAGTTTGCAAGATGCTCCAACTATATTACAATCGCAAAAGATTATAGTTAGCGACCCTAGTGGTTTGACATTAACACAGATGACTGTTGTTGGGCGAGAAGGTATTCAAATTACCTATGACTATGTGAACGGTCAGCTGATTGTCGATAGTACTGTAACTTCGTTAATTTCCGACTCGGCTCCCACTATTCAGGCAGGTGCAAATCTAAGCGGTGCTACTACTGCTCGCGCTATATTGTTTGCTGATCCAAAACGTGATACAGATTTAGTTACTAAACAATGGGTAGAAAATAACTTCCTAAATAGAGATGGTTCTTTTGAATCAGACAGCGGTGTTGCTCCTAACCAGTCTACTGCAACCATTGTAGAAGGTAGCACCCTAAGACATAACATTGTATTAAATCCAACTGCTGTACAAACTCTAACAAACGTTGCCAAAGTTATTTCGACAATAAATGCATCTGGTATCACTGCTACTATTAATCTAGCATACCAAGCATGGAAAAACGAACACGTAACACGTAAAGATTATGTTGATACTAAAATTTCCTTACAAGGTATTAGTACAATTGATTCACTAACAGGCGAAGTAAATCCGGGATTTGGTCAAATGACCGGCGGACTACAGTTATTCCGCGACCCGATTGAAACTGATAGTCCTTTAACTGCGGCAACAAAGAACTATGTCGACTCAACTGGTTTTCCAAGTAAAAGTAACTTTTTCGTAGCACTTAACGGTAATGATAACAGAACAGACATTCCAACATTTAAACGTGGTCGTTCTTGGGCGTGGGCTTTTAGAACTATCAACAAGGCCGCACAGGCCGCAGAAGCATATCAAAATAGCAGTCAAATCGTTCTTGGTCCGTATGTAAAAACAATTACAACCAATAACTTTACTAATCCTGTACAGATCATACAAATTACAGGAAGTACGATTCTCAATGCTCAGAAATTAGTTGTTAACTATGACGGCACAGCTGGTACTGATCCATTCATTAATTCAAGTATCTATCCTGGAATTTATATAATCGGCCAGGATACCGGTGCAACTGCTGAAATATTAAACGTCGTTAGTGGCGGTGGCGGTACTGAGTACTATGAAGTAGTTCCTGTTGATTATGCTCCAGGCTTCCCATCGTCTATCGTTGCATCTGCATCGACTGGTACTATAACTGTTAACTTTACAGAACAAAATTTAATAGGCATTCCAGAGTTTTGGATAGACTATACTATTAAACTCGACGATTCAGTAGGTGGCGGTCAAGGTACTATTATTGGATCCGATATATACTACGACCCTACTGGTAATGTATATGATCAATTAATCGTACAGGTTACCAAGCCATTTGGCCAGCACGGTGTAGCCATACCTAATGCTAACTGGCACGTATATGCAGGAGACTGGACAGACCCGACTGTCAACACCGCCGGTTTTAGTCTAGGTGAAACTTTAAGATATGGTCAGGGATATAATAGAACCGAGGTTTCGATCAAGGTAGAGTCAGGAGAGTATGACGAGGACCTTCCTATCAGACTTGCAGACAACGTGTCCATCGTAGGTGATGAATTCCGACGTAGTATGGTGCGTCCTGCGAAATGGCCGGAAACTCAACGTCCTCTACGAACAACCAGTCCGTATGCCAACTTATATTTTAGAAGAGATACACAAGTTGACGGATTAATCATCGTATCAATCAATACTACAACAAACTATGCGTCAAGTGTAGCTGTTACTCCAGACGGTATTACTAATAGTGCATTAACAGGTGTTATTAACTTTACT